GATACACTCATTTATACGGCACTCAATTCGCCTTCTAAACAAAATGAAACACATTTTAAATTAAAGGTTTATACAGACCCTAATTTAATACATAACATTTACGATTGTACTAAACGATTTGGTTTAATTGGAGATAATTTTGATAAGATGTATAAAGATACAGATAAAGGCGTGATAGGCAATAACAAATATGAAGTTAAAAATTCGCAAGTGCTTGCTAATGTCGTTTTTGTTTATTGTGATGAAGACCAACAAGATGAAGATAATTTAAGAGGTAGCGAACAAATAATAGCCAATAGAGGCAATGCAAGTGAAGAAACAACAAACTTTTTTACTAGATTAAAAAATTTTTCAATTGGCATATCTTCTGGTCAATTAAGTTTAGTAGCAGCACTATTAGGTTATAAAACTGGCTTTTGTTCTGGCTATTCTACTTCACAATTAAAGGCAGTTATAAAAGATGAACCAAGGTTACTAGTGGGTATTGGTTATGAAAATAGTAATATGGATAGAAGATTACACGGTACACTTTTTAATAAAGATATACCAAAACAATATAGAACTGGTGAAGATAATGAACGTTGGAAGTTTCCTAGTTTTGATAAAAAAATAAAGATTGATATAAATAATGAAAGACGCAACTAAACGATTCTTAAAGTATAGACCTAACGCACAATACATAGAAAAGGTTGAACATAGACCGAATACAGATTACAAACAAAGAGAATGTATTTCTATGACGATTATGGAAGCAAAAAACTTTGGAAGTGAATTTATATCAGGTTGGTTGATTGATGAATATAGAGCAGACATAAACGCAACACCTATTATTCATCATTGTTGGAATATAGAAAAAAACGGCACCCATTACGATACGATACCTGTCATAGAAAAAAAGTATGATTACGTTTCGGATCCAGATGTCAATAAACCTTATAAGTATAAGACTAGATTTTATTGGTCACCTGTGATATACTTAAATAATGAATTAAAAATAATTATACCAAATGGCAAACAAGCAACGATTACAGAAGAAGAACACAAAAGATTTATTAATGCACATCAATAAAAACTTAAATAAAGAATATCCTAAATTCTTAAAAGCAATTCCCAAATTAAGTAATAAGGATATTATAAAACATAAAGTAATGAAACTATTAGAGGAGTTAAGAATATGTATGATGAAATGAACGGACTACAAGTACTATGGTTTTTATTAACAAACTGGGAAGAAGGAAAGGGATTATATTTTATAATGGCGTTTGCTATGATTGCAATATGTTTTTCTATATGGTCAGATAAACATTTTGATAATGATTACAAACCAAAACCAGACGAATATAATTATTGGTTATAATGAGTATAGATGTATTAAAAGGTGGCAATTTAAATTTCGGTCCTTATGTTGCACACTATAAAATTCACGAAGAATTTTTAGAAGGACTTTTAGTAAGAGGTGAAAAATGTAGACCTGGTTCAGGCAATAGTAACTTGGCTGGTATAATGGAAGACCAAAGAGGTTATACGCAAGAAGATAAGAAATGGTTTATAGAACAGTTCCAACCTTACATAGATAATTACGTTGAAGATTCAGCACGATATAGTGGTCAAGACATTGATTATAAAAGTGGAAGAATATCAAACAAATTTACTCTTATAGATTTATGGATTAATTTTATGAAAGAGAACGAACAAAATCCAGAACACTCACACGGTGGTATGTTATCTTGGGTTATCTTTTTAAAAGTTCCTGATTTAGAAGAAGAACGAAGAAATTATAAAGGTAAGAGTTATGGACCAGGTGGAGTTACGTTTCATTATGGTGAACATCAAAATCCAACTTGGGCACAACACTCATATGGTTATTTACCTGTAGTTGCTGGGATGTGGATATTTCCTGCACAATTAAGACACCAAGTAATGTCTTATAAAACACCAGGCGAAAGAATAAGTGTGTCAGGTAATTTATATTTTAATCCTCCTAATGATACATCAAAGACAGTTGAAGAATCAAACTTACAAAGACAAAATATGGACTTTGCAAGAAAAGTAGCGTCTGAAATAAAGTAATGAGAAAGATATCTTGTTCGGCAAGAAAACAATGGGATGTTCATATCAAAGCATTTTTAGATAAACACATACAACACGCAGAAGAATATTCTAATTTTACTTTTGGTTATGAAGATATAGATTCTGTATTTGGACAAACTGAATACAATTGTCCTTTATATGGTGGGCGACCTGCTAAAATGCCAGAAATGTTTGAAAAGGATATTAAATGGATTTATGATAAAGGTATCGGTCTTAAACTTACTTTACAGAATAAATTTATAACAGATGAGAAGTATAAAGAAAGTAAAACATTTTTAAAAGAATATCATAGAAAAGGAAATGCAGTTATTACAGCAACTGATAAGTTAGCTGAATATATTAGAAATGATTTTCCTGATTATAAAATAGAAGCAAGTTGCATACAAGATATTACAGATAATGAACATTATGAAAAAGTTGTTGCAAAGAATTTATATGATACAATTGTTTTACCTATTCATAGTAATGATGATTTAAAGTTTATAGAAAGTATTAAAAGAAAAGATTTATTAAGATTGTTTATGAACATAGAGTGTTCTTATAATTGTCCTAGTAAAGTTTGTTATGGTACAACTTCTAAAATAAATAGAGAAGAGAGAAAAGGAATGATATGTAGTTTAATTCATTTAGGTATGGAACGTACTTTTTATAATGATGATATAACTTGGAGCCAATTTTATTTTGATTTACCTAAATATGAACAAATGGGTGTACAGAAATTTAAATTAGTTGCACCTCACGAAGAACAACAACGAACAGCATTAATGTATAAAAGAAACCATCAAATGTTAGCAAATTCAGCAAAATGATAAAAGAATATTTAAAAGTAATTGGATTAGGATTAGTTTGGTTCTTTATGAATTGGAAAACTTTAGTGTTCTATGTATTGTGGGCAGGTGTTACACTAGTTGCTTTATTTGAAGGTGGATTATTAAGTGCTTTATTTGTCTTTGTTGCTTTATGGGGAGTATATAAACTTGGGAAATTATTTTAATGAGATTAATACAACCGATATTTGCCAGTTATTCTACAAGAGATACTGGACTAGGTGAAGACAATAAAATCTTTAATGCGTGGAAAGAAATTAATGAACGTGTTAAGAAAGATATTGATTTAGGCGTAAAAGAATTTCTTTTATTCTATATACCAGAATTTAAGTTAGGTGAAAAATCTAGTAGTCATAGAGGTGATGAACATATAGACGCTCATAAGTTTGACCAAGTATGTGTAACTGCCGCTAGTCTTTCAAAAGATATACAACCACATTGTAGATTAATTGTAGATGTTTGTTTATGTTCATACACGCAAGATGGACATTGTTGTATTATGGGCGACCAAGAAAGAACAGACAAACTATTATTAGATAATGCAAAATCAATTTACACAGCGTCAGGTGCTACAATAGCACCAAGTGATTGTCAAGACAATACAGTTAAGAATATTAAATCATTGAAAGATGGTAATATAGAAGTTATGAGTTATAGTACAAAATTTCGTTCAACATTTTATAGAGGTTGGCGTAATGCAATGAAAATATCAAAAGGTATTCATAGACCTTATCAATTAGATATCCACGATAGACATAAGGCGATTGCAAGGTCTATAAAGTATTCAGATGATGGCGCAGATGAATTAATGGTAAAACCTGGTATAACAAGTTTAGACTTAATTGAACCAATAAAAAATATTACAAAGAAACCTGTAGGTGTATATCAAACATCTGGAGAATGGTTAGGTATAGGGGCACCTGGTAGTTTAGAAGAAACATATCACGTATTTAAAAGAGCAGGTGCAGATTATATGATAACTTACGGAGCAAGACGTTTAGTAAGACATCATAGACAGTAATACTCATAAATAGTATTGTTATGAGTAAACACTATCAATTGATAGAAGACCTAGAGATAAATTTAGAGGAGTTAATAGCGTGTTATGAACAGTTTAGAGAATCAAAAGGTTTTTCTACAGACAATCCTGATAATATAGATTTCAATGCTATATGTATCAACCGTAAACCTGGAGACCCCAAATCAATCTCTGGTGGTAATATCCGTGGAATCTATTGGACCTATCCTGACAATACAGGTACCGAGGAACAAAGACTTGAAGAAGTCAAAGAAGAAGAATACACCCAAATTTGTCCAGAATTTAAAGGCACGTATATTGAGACTCTTTACGATTATTTAACATTAAGATTTAAGTTAGGTCGTGTTCGTTTTCTAATGAAACCACCTAGAAGTTGTTTATCTTGGCACCGTGATCCAGAAAAGAGATTACATATCCCAATGATAACAAATGGTGGTAGTAGAATGGTTATTGAAGATGATAGTTTTCATATGCCAGCTAATGGAAATGGTTATATTACTGATAATACGAAATATCACAACTTTTTTAATGGTGGTGAAACTTCAAGAGTCCACCTAGTTGCGACTTTAATACCTCCTAAAGAAGTAAATAATGGTGGATTGTTTAAACTAGGTAATTAGTCTTGTTCAGAATACAACGTTTGCGAGTATAGAGCTAAAATAAACATAGCAATTCCTAACAATGACAAAGTACCACATAAAAACCAATTATCGTTCATAGGAATTCCTTTATAACCGCCGTCAATTGCGCCGACAGCGCCGATTAGACAGAAAGTTCCTCCTATTGATAAAATAATTGTTAAATATTCAAGTATTTTTTTCATAATGTTCTCCTTTTCAACTTATACGTTAAATATACACTAAAAATTTAGGAAAGTCAAGGGAAAAATTCAAAAAAAATGAGAAAAATCAAGGTTTTACTAATATTTTGTTCGCTTTTTGTTCTCGTTTCTTGTGGAAACGTACATAATTGCAGATTTTCTTACGATATGGATAAATTTCCGAGTCGTGAAGCGCTTTACACTTGTAATTTTTAGTATAAATAATATATTATGACGTATTGCAATAATTGTGGTAGGGAATCTCATTGTGGAGAACCCAAATTTGAAATGATGGAAGCTAGAAACATAGAAATCTGTAAATATTGTAGATGTGATGATAAAAAATGTAAAGTGAAAAGGAATAAACAGAATGTCAAAAGAAAAAAAGTTTAAGTTTACAGATAACAAAGAAATAAACGAAGAAGTAACTGCTACAAGTTGGAAAAAGGCAGTTAAATCTTTTCAAAATAAAGTTAAAACGCCATTAATCTATATTGAGTGGATAAGTAAGAAAGGTCAAGAGATGACCAAGTGGCAAAAACTACCTATTGGTAGAAGAGATAAGATTGGAAGATAATAATGTCAAATATAGATACGTTAGTTGAACAATTAGGCAAATTAACAGTTGTTGAAGCAGGTGAGTTAGCAAAAAAGTTAGAGAAAACTTGGGGTTTAGATTTAAACGCATTAACAAATACACCAGCGGCAGTAGTAGAAGAAAAAGAAGACTCTTTATTCAAAATAGTCTTAACAGGATTTGACGCAGGTAAGAAAATAGGTGTTATTAAGGCAGTTAGAGCATTTAAAGATATGGGATTACTTGAAGCAAAGACTTTTGTTGAAGAATGTCCTTCTATAATCGCAGAAGACCAACAAAAAGAAGAAGCAAATAAGATAAAGGCAGACATTGAGTCTGCTGGAGGAAAAATAGAGGTAAAATGATAGAACCAATAGACACAAAAAAAGTAAAAGAATGGTTTACTAAAAGTTCAGTACCTAATTGGGTATTGATAGTTATAGTAGCTATTTGGATCTTGGCGTAATGCCAGGTATCAGTAGAAAAGCTGACCAATTATCAACAGGACATATTTGTGCTGGAGTAACTATATTAGATACTCCAACACAATCTACTGTCCGAGCAAATAATATACTAATAGCAAGAAAAACAGATAAAACTGTTTCTCATCCTTTTCCACCGTCACCACCTTGCGCTCCTCACGTGGCAAAAGTTAATGTTGGTAGTTCTACTGTTAGAGTTGTAGGATTACCTGTATCACGAATTGGTGATAGTACAGACGCAGGACAATTAATTAAAGGTTCTACTACAGTAAGAGCGGGATAACTGTATAAATATTACAGTTATGGCACAAAACAACCAAGCATTTTTAAACGATTATACAAAACACGTTAAAAGTTCTAGTACTAGGCAATCTAGGAAGTTTAAAGATATAGATTTAGACTTTGGAAGACATCCAGTTACTAATGACGTTAATGTGGTTGAAGACGCTATAGCAATAAAAAGGTCTGTAAGAAATCTAGTATTAACAAATTTTTATGAAAGACCATTTCATCCAGAATTAGGATGTGGTATAAGAGGGTTACTTTTTGAAAATTTTAACCCAGTTAATAGTATGTTTTTAAAAAGAAAAATAGAAGAGTGTTTAGTTAATAATGAACCTAGAATTGTGTTAACTGGTATTATAATAAATGGAGAAAATTTATCTGGTTCGGTTTTAGATGTGAGAAACCAAAATGCAGATGATAATAGATTAGAAGTAGAAATACATTTTAATATTATAGGTGTTCCACACCCACATTCAGTTTCAATAAATTTACAAAGGTTAAGATAAAATGGCACAACATAAATTAGAAGTATCTGAATTAGATTTTGACGCAATCAAAGTAAATTTAAAAACTTTTTTACAAAGTCAAACACAATTTCAAGATTATGATTTTGAGGGTGCTGGTTTATCTATTTTATTAGATGTACTATCTTACAATACTCACTACTTGTCATACATTGCAAATATGTCAACTAATGAAATGTATTTGGATAGTGCTGATATTAGAAAAAATATTGTTTCATTAGCAAAGATGTTAGGATATACTCCTACATCTCCTAGAGCACCAAGAGCACAAATTGATATTGTTGTTAATAACGCAACAGGTTCCTCGGTTACAATGCAGAAGGGAACAATTTTTACAACTACAGTTGATACAGTTGATTATCAATATGTAACTAATGCAGATACAACAATTACACCAGTAAATGGAGTTTATACATTTAATGATGTAACTCTTTATGAAGGAACATTGGTTACATTTAAATATACAGTTGATGTAAATGATACTGACCAGAAATTTGTTATACCTAGTTCTATGGCAGATACTTCAACTTTAAAAGTTACCGTTCAAAATAGTAATACAGATACAACGCAAGGTGTGTATGCTTTAGCGGGTGGTTATAATAATGTTGCAAGTGATTCAAAAGTTTATTTTATACAAGAAGGTTCAGATAATAAGTATGAGATTTATTTTGGTGATGGTGTTGTAGGTAAAAAATTATCAGATGGTAATATTATTATATTAGAATATGTTGTAACTAATACAGTAAATTCAAATGGTGCTTCAAAATTTTCATTATCAGGAAACATTGGTGGATTTAATAACGTAACTATAACAACTGATTCAAATTCTCAAGGTGGTGCAATTGCAGAAACAAATCAATCAATAAAATTTAATGCACCTTTACAATATGCCGCTCAAGATAGAGCAGTTACAGCAACTGATTATGAAACTTTAGTTAAATCAATTTATCCAAATGCATTATCAGTAAGTGCGTGGGGTGGTGAAGATGATGAAACTCCACAATACGGTGTTGTAAATATTTCAATTAAAGCAAAATCAGGAACAGTATTATCAGATACATCAAAAGCAGATATTGTAACTCAATTA